TGGAGAGGTTAATAACGAACATGAACCTCTTTATGATGTTGAAAACTCAGACAGAGCTTTTGAAGAAGAAGTCCTCTTCACCGGCTTTGGCACTGCACCCACCAAGGGTGAGGGTGCTGCGGTTTCTTATGATGACGCACAGGAAAGTTACACGGCTCGCTATACGGCGGAAACCGTTGCTCTTGCCTTTGCAGTTACCGAAGAAGCTATGGAAGACAACCTGTATGACACGTTTGCAAAGCTTCGTGCCAGAGGTCTTGCCCGTGCTATGGCAAACACCAAGCAGGTAAAGGCAGCTAACATCTACAACAATGGTTTCTCTGGAACTATTGGTGACGGTGCTGCTTTCTTCTCGGCTGCTCATCCGACGATTTCTGCAGGGCTTCAGTCTAACCTTCTTGGTGCGGCTGATCTTTCAGAAGCAACTCTTGAAACTGCTCTTACTGCTATTCAGAAGACTACGGATGATCGTGGTATTCTGGTAGGTGCAAGTGCTATTTCACTGCATATCCCAGTTGATTACTGGGCAGTTGCAGATCGTGTTCTTTCAAGCCCCGGTAACACTCAGACGAGTTCTGCTTCGGCTAATCCGAACAACAACGCCATCAACGCTACCCGTCACATGGGCATGGTTCCTGAAGGTTTCTTCATTAACCGTCGCTTCACTGATACGGATGCATGGTTTGTTAAAACGGATGTACCGAATGGAACTAAGATGTTCGTTCGGTCGCCGCTTCAGACCAAGATGGAACCAGACTTCGATACTGGCAACCTTCGGTTCAAGGCACGGGAGCGTTATAGCTTCGGTGTTTCCGATTGGCGTGGCTGGTATGGTAGTGCTGGTTAATCAGCTAATGAGGGAGGGTGGTTTCGGCCACTCTCTCTTCATTCTCAAGGGAGAATAATATGACTACAAATATTAAAGTAGCACAAAATGTAAGTAGTGATGGTGCTATTATAACTGGCTTTCGTTATGTGGATACTAATCTAACACTTGGAGATGAGGGTACGGGAAGTAACCCTACGCCAGCAACTACTCGTATTATGGCAATGCATGTATACTCCACTATTGTTGGAGATATTATTATTAAAGGCACAAAGCAGATTACAAATAAGACAGCAACGGGTACTGCGATTCGATATCGTGTTGCTGCTCTTGATTCACAGGATACTTATATCGGAGATATGGGCGTAGGTGTACATGGGATTGTAAGTCTTGCAACCTCCGGTGCAGCGGCAATGGCTCCAACCATTACACTATATGTTGGCTAGTCATGCCTGACTTTTCCTATCTAAAAACAGACTTGGTTAATACAACGGAGAATGACTCTACGGAGTTTTCTACGCAGGTATCTGCTTTTGTTAAGAAGACAGAGTTTAGACTTGTCAAAGACCTAGACGATGTAGGTCTTAATGAATATAATAGTGTGTCAGTCTCTGGTGGAAACGCAGGGGCTATTCCTTTAAATGACAGAGCATTGATTGTACGCAATGTTAATTTTGTGGTAAGTAACGGCACCTCTGTTACTAATCTCTTACAGAGAACAACAGAGTATGTAAATGATTACTGGCCTGTAAGTGCTTCCACCGGGACGCCCCGGTACTATACACGCAAAAACAATTCAAGTATTAAAATTGTTCCTACCCCAGTTTCTGTACTTACAGTAGAAATAGAATCACAGTCACAGCCGCTTGCCCTTGCTTCTGCTACGGGAACCAGCGTAACAACCACAAACTACTTTAGTCAGTATTGTTATGAGGCTCTCTTTGCCGGATGTATGGTAGAGGCTACTATGTATATGAAGGATTGGACTACTCTGCCTGTCTGGCAGCAGCAGTATCAAACAGCAATAGATCAACTTCGCAATCAAGCAAGACGTACCAGACAGGATGACATGGCAGTTGCTGCTTCTCCTGCTGGTGGTCCCAACACAATTATACAAGGGAATCCATAATGGGAATTAAAATTGTACCAAAGCCTAAAAGAAAACCTCCTGTTCCTAAAAAGAAAAATAAAGATAAAATTAGTAAAGGGATGGGTGAAGACTACACTAAAATGCCAGTTGACGAGCCGGTTAAAAAGATGGGTGGTGGCTATATGAAAAAAGATATGATGGGCGGCGGAATGGTCGGCGGTCAGAAAAAACTAGATGCTAATAAAGATGGTATGATTACTGGTGCTGATTTTGAAATGATGGGTGCTAATAGAAAAAAGAATGGTGGTAAAATAAACTATCGTATGAGTGGTGGTAAGGTAGTGGATTCTAGCTATGACTAAAGTTAGGGGTAGATATGAAATTGTAAAAGCTGATCCTAATAGACCCCGTAGTATAAGAAATGTAGCTAATGTTAAGCAAGATTCTAAAGATAAAGGAAAGTTAGGAACAAGAAAACTTACAGGTAAAAACGTATCTAATATTGTAGGAAGGTCTGCTAAAACCGGACAAGTTCGTTCTAGACCAACTGATCTTAGTAGATATCCTAAACCTAGACTTATACCTAGACCTATAATTCCTACACCAGTAGGGGCTGCTATTGCTCTTGCTCCTCTTGCTTATGAGCAAACAAAAGAACAGCAGCAAGCTGGTAGTGACTCTATGGGTAAAACAATAGCTACTAGAATGAAAGATACTGCCGGAGATATTCAAGGTACTCCTGCTGAAATTGCAGCAGATAAAAAAAGAGCAGCAGCTAAAAAGAAAAGAGAAGCAGCAGCTAAAAAGAAAAGAGAAGCAGCAGCTAAAAAGAAAAGAGAAGCAGTAGCTAAAAATAAAATGTCTAATGAAGCTAAAAATGCTGAAGTATATGTAGACAGTGCTGTAACTTATGATATGGGAAATATACCTAAAGCTTATGGTGGTAAAGTTGTTAAACGTAATAAAGGTAAAAAAGTAGGAAGAGGTTGTGGTGCTGCCATGCGTGGTGGTGGAGCCGTAATGAAATCATAATATAAGGAGAAGTTAGATGGTTGGACCACATACACTAATTAAACGGCCCCATAACCTTGATGAGATTGTGGGTCGTCCCACTGGACAGGGATATGGTGCTGCACGTAAAGGACCACAAGTAATGGGACCGCCCCAAGACGTTGTAGTTGATGAAGACTATGAACAGGGTAAGTCTTTTAAAGTAGAAGACTAACTATTAAATGGTTACTAAAGAATTTTTAAAACAGTATAATAAGTCTGTACAAGAAGGTTATGATGATTATACTTTAATAGATCATTCAGGTACTAGACCTAATAAAGAAGACTATTCAAATTTTAATGAATATATAAATAGTCTTTGTAATTATATAGGAAAAAAATTTAGGTATACACATGGCAGTAAAGCAAAAAAGAAAGCCTAGTAACATGAAGGGCATGACTATTGGCAGGGGCATGAAGCGTCCTACCAAGTCTGGTGCCGGTATGACTAAGAAGGGTGTTGCTAAGTATCGTAGGCAGAACCCCGGTTCTAAATTACAAACTGCTGTGACTGAAAAGAAACCTACTGGCAAACGTGCATCAAGACGTAAGTCATACTGTGCAAGGTCTGCTGGACAAATGAAGAAGTTTCCAAAGGCTGCTAAGAATCCTAATAGCAGACTTAGGCAAGCTCGCAAAAGATGGAGATGTTAATGGCACCTAAAAAATTAACTCAGAGACAGAAGACAACACTAAACAAACATTCAAAGCATCATACTAAGAAACATATGTCTAGAATGAAAACTGCCATGAAGAAGGGCAAAACTTTTGGTGCTTCTCACAAGAAAGCAATGAAAAAAGTAGGTCGTTAATGATTCTGCGTAAAAAAGGCGGCACAGCTACTAAGCGTGACCCAAAGAAGTGGGCCGCTGCTAAGTCCAGAGCAAAGCGCAAGATGGGCGGTAAACATTCTGCCCGTGCTATGCAGCTTGCCGTTAAGTACTACAAAGATTCTGGCGGAACATATAGCGGTAAGAAAAAAGCTACTAATAAACTTTCAAAATGGACAAAGCAAAAATGGAAAACAAAGTCAGGAAAACCATCTGGGAAAACTGGGGAGCGTTATTTACCAAAAGCAGCTATAGCGTCTCTGTCTTCGAAAGAGTATGCAGCGACCACGAAAGCAAAGAGAAAGGGGACTGCTGCCGGGAAGCAGTACGTGAAGCAGCCCAAAAAGATAGCACGAAAAACAAGAAGGTATAGAGCTTAATGGCAGTCTCAGGCACATATGATTTTAACCTTGACATAGATGAGGTTATACAAGAAGCTACAGAAATGATTGGTGGTGAGGATACGCTTGGTCATGAGCCAGCTTCTGCACGTAGATCAATTAATCTTATGCTTAAAGATTGGCAGAACAGAGGTGTTCTCCTATGGAGTACTTCTGTTTCCAGTGTAACTGTAGCTGCCAGCACTTCAAATTATTCTCTTGCATCTTCTACTGTGGATGCTTTGGAAGTTGTTCTTAACAGAGATAATACAGACATCCAACTACAACGCATTACTCCTGAAGAATATCTTCTTATTCCTAACAAGACACAAACAGGTCGTCCTAATCAATACTCTATACGTAGAGAACGTGATAATCCTGTGATGTCTGTCTGGCCGCTTCCTGATAATTCTACAGATGTTCTGAAGATGGAAATTATTTCTGAACTTCAGGATGTAAATAAATCTGCAATACAGAATGCAGACTTACCTAAAAGATTTTTACCCTGTCTTACATGTGGTCTTGCTTATTATATGTCAATGAAACGTCCTCTTGTTCCTGAGAACAGAATTATGATGTTAAAAGCAAACTATGAAGAGCTTCTTATGAGAGCAATGGAAGAAGATAGAGAAAGAGTTTCTATGTTTATTCGTCCAAAATTAAGGTACGTATAGTGGCAAGTACTAGAAACGCATTAGCAATGTGCGATACATGTGGATTTGTGTATCCGCATCGTATAATGCAAATGAATAGTTACGGGATGCTGGTATGCCCACAAGATTTTGAAGGACAGTTTGATTTAAAAAATCACCCGCAAAATAAGATACCTGATGTAAGAGATAACCCAGCAATTCTTAATCCTCGTCCTGACGATGGTGGGCGTAATCTTACATGGAGTCAGGCCAGTACGGCATGGGGATCAACAGATAAGTATTGG